CTGAAAGAACCACGTATCCTCTCCAACCGTCTCCTTCCATATCCGAGGCGATGCAGAATAGAGTGTCAGCGTAACAGCTTCACTGTGATACACCCGTGAAAGAACTTCAACTACATGCGGTCGACTAAAAAAAGAGAAGGATTCATCAGGTTCAACCTGAATCACCTCAAGTGTTTTCTCAAACTCATTGTACCTTCCAAACCCGGTATAGAGATACCTGGTTTCGTATGTAGTTCCTTTTTGTTTTGCATAAGGCTCTGGAACCTTGTTTGTGATAGAGAGCTTCATTACTTAAGAACAACCGTGTTTGCGAAAATGATTGGGAGAAGGGCATCGTCGCTGACCGTGGCAGACTGCATACACTTAACCACCTCCGTCAGCTGAGTGTGAATCGTATTCCACTTTGCAGGGTCATTCAGATACTTGGTCGTGCGAGTGCGGTGGTCCGGAAATGCCTCGAACAGCTCAGCCTCCTTTGCCCCAGACAACTCCATATAGACACGCATCTGGATCTCGTCGTATAGTGGTACCTGAGGCCACCAGCGAGTGCGTGCCTTGGAATCAACAATGCGTTCGTGCTCTGCTACATATCCATCTGTGCGACCAATCAGCCGCCATCCATCATACATCTTCTTAAATGTCACTGTGTTCCGATCCTTAACCTCAACCTTGTTCTCTGCCTCATAGGTGTTGAGGATGCCGTTCTCATTGTTAAGTCCTCGCCTCTTTTGAACAGCGCCCCGAACCTCCTTAGCAACAAGATCACGAACCTCAATCGGCAACTCAGAGTGCCGAAGATCAATGATCATGTTCGCCTTCTTTTCCACTTCTCCAAGGACGTCTGTAATATCTGTCTTGCCTACACATGCCTGGATCCCATTCGCAACAAGATCCTTGACCGCCTGTGTATAGAGAATATCATTCTTCACCTTGGAGAGTGCCTTGCGATTCTCATCAGACTCAATCTTTGCAATGCGAATCTTGGTTGGAAGATGCTTTGAGAGGAGATCATACATCACCTCATTTGGCTGTTGGTAGGGATTGAGTCCGATGAGTGCAGCGACCTTAGAAGCAGAGATTTCGGGATTGAAGTTTGCCATTGTAACGAGTGTTGTTCTCTACTTAGAGAGGATTGGATCCATTTTAGACATGGAGAATAGAGTGTTTAGATTTCATAATCTACATCAAAATAAATGGTTTCATATCATGAACTGGTCACTTGAGATCATAAAAACAGGAGACAAACATCAACAATACATGTTAATGAAATATGGCTCTGGTTTTTTCTATTAAGCGAAGCTCTTCTGCATTCTAACAATTGCATCAATCCATCCGGGCATTCCTTGAAGAACATTTGAAACTGCAATTGTGTTTCCAGATACAGGTGTAGAATCAAACGTAGTGCCTTCACAGACGATCACAATGGCTGCAATCAGTAGGTGCTGCTTTGGTTTGGCTTCCACAGGACTCCACCGCAAACAGTACATCTTGTAGAGGATGTCAATGACCGGTCGCGCGTGTGCCTGAGTCTGCTTCCTGACCGCATCCCAAAAGATCCAGACTGGATGAGCTCCGTGGGGTTCTGAAACGAATTCATCAAATCGGTTTGCAAAGATGAGAGGCTGTTTGGTTTGTTTCTTATGCTCTCGACAGTAGGCAAAGACCCATGACATCCAATACAAAGCCCGGGTGACATCGCGGACATCTGATCGTAGGGAGTAAGCAAATTCATTGAGCGGGACTGCAACCGGTAAAGGGTCGGCAGGACGGATCGCGATTTGACCAAACAGCCTAGAGGGAGCCTTGAGATGTTCTTGAATGGTCTGTGGGTCAAAATCATGCAGGGGCTTGATTGTTGGAAGAGATGGCAATTTATTTTTGCGACACGTCGCGAGAGTGGCTGCCACCTCGCAAATGATCTGCCGAACATCCGGATTATTGCGAATAGATGTCATGGTCCCAACAGTAAAGACCTGTTCGATAGGAGCATATCGCTCATAAGCCGATGCAAGATAGACGAATACATTGGGATTTGCTCGGTTGATATGAAGTGCGGCTGCGTCAAAAAGCGTAGCCCACAAACTATGGACGAGTCCTGAACATAAGAGCTCAAGTGCCCAGTAGCATGCGTAATCTGCATGACCGAGTTGCACGTTCTGAAGGAGAACCTTCACGACGTGTGACCTTGGATGACCACAGAAAGTTGTTTTTTGAAAATCAGCGACAGTGCGCGGGTCGGAAACCTCCATTACCTTTGTAGCGGGGGAGAACCAGGTACGCTAAACGCAGATCGCCGGCGGATGATGTATCGAACAATAAAGACAATCGCGATAAGTGTTGTAAGTGTAATCAGCCAATTTAGAAGTGAATTCACCCACGATCCAGCCTGTTGTGCCGTTATAATTTGCTTCTTCTTGTCCATGCGTATCTGATTCCGGACGTTTTCAATTTGCTTCTCAAATGCAGAGACTGAATATTGTAGATCATCTTCAACAGACAATACCTTGTCCTTAACGCCGTTCACAATATCAATGGTCGATTGTTGCTGTCCGATTTGACTATCCAGGTCATTGCGCTTTGCAAGGAGGGTATTCACAATAGGCTGAGCTTCAACATTTGCAATACGTTGCTTTTCTTCTTCAACCCACTTGTCTCCCTTGATTAACGTGTAATAACTAACACGCGCCTGCTGATATGCATCAGGTGATTGATCGCGTGCATTCTCTGCCTGTTGAAGCTTTTCATATGCTGTCTTGATTTTTACTGCTTTGTTTACATTTGCATCAGCCACTGCAAATTCAGCATTAAACCGATCAATCTCTCTTTGATATATGCTTGCGTTTGGCAGTTCTTTATAACTAAACGGCGGACCCGGTTTCTGAATAGCTGGGACGGGAAGAACAGGAACGCTAATACTTGTATCACCCGAATAGACACAGGATAGAACACCCTTGTCTCCGATTCGTAGCTCATAGTTTTTCTGAGCTGGGCATGGGATGACACATCCTCCAAACCCGACTGGGGACACCATAAACTCAGAAGGACAGTTTCCCATTATCTAGTGCTTAGATAGATTCCAGTTGACGTTCCTACACAGAGAATGAGAAACGCAAGTCCTGAAGCATACTGTCCTGGAACAAGAAGAAATGCAATCAATGCAAGAAGGATCGTGAAGAGGGCGGTTTGGATTACAGCCATACTGGGTTGTTTCAGTATCTTCTCACGCTCTTGTTTGATCGGATTGGGCTGAACAGGAGGACGAGGAACCCTCATTCGGTCTGATGCTTGTTTGATTTTCTTACCCGCGTCCGAGACTGCACTGAATCCTGCATATTCAGATTTAATTCGTTCATATTCTCGGGTTGTCATTGCTGCATTTTCCTGGAAGGGGGCAGTGGATGAAATATTTTTCAGTGCTTCAGATACACGTTTGCGCTCTTCTACATACATTGGTGGTTCCATCCTGTCTGGACCGGGCATGGGGAGTTGATTCAGTCGAAAACTCTTTGAGTTATCGGTAAACAGAACACATTTATCAACAAGAGGGGGACCCTGCTCTTGCGCATATTTAAAACCAGCCGGGCACTTCATTCTACATGTCATAAATCCTTGGTCAAAATCTGGTGGACACGATGACGGACCTGCTCCCATTGTTTAACGGTTGGGAATATAAGACTTGAATGCCCCGAGGATTGGCATAATAACTCTCGCATCACGCGAAGCCTGCATATCCCTCCACCCAAGAAGGGTAGGACTTGCAGCCTGGTTCTGAGTGCGATAAGGGGCGAGTGTAGATGCCATGCGGATAAAACGAGTGTGTTCGGATGCATCGCCAACCATTGCACGGCGCACAGGGGGGTTTACCTGACCATAGGGAGAAGTAGGCATTTTGTTTTAGGGACGAGAAGATAATGGACGAGTTCTCAAACCTATTGCGAATCTACAAAGATAACTACTCTGCTTATCGGGTTTCGGGCAATATAGCCCACAAAACCGCATATGAATCTGCACTTTCAATGATTAATAAAAAACTCGAATCCTCACAGAGACGGCTTGCCGATGATGGAGCGTACATTCAAACCTTCTTGGACCGGTATTCGGATGTCAACCCAAGAATTGATGAACTTCAAAAGAAATCTCAGAATATTCAGAAAATAGGACCTGCCCTTCAAAATGAGTTTGAAGTTTCAAAGCGCATCAATGCGGCGCCCCAGGTTCAGCCGATAAACGAGAGTTACCTGTATGTAAAGGGAGCCATTGTTATCGGAATGCTCGTTATTGTTGGGATCGTAGGAGCCTTGTAACCCCCTTTCCACATAAGAACAAAAAAGAAGATCACGGAGACAATTGCAAGAGCCACCGCATACCAGAAAAATACACCGTTAAACTTTACTTCTTGATGTCCGCGTAATGCCCTAAGAGTAGCAACCTGGTCGCGCTCATCGAGTAGGTTATTATAATCTTTTTGGACACTTACAAGCTTTCTAACAAGATCATCGCGATGCCGTTCAATATGCCCAGCGTCTTCCTTAACCTTTGCAAGTTCGACTAACATTGAGTCGAGGAGCGCCGATAACTCCTTGTTTAGCTTTTTGATTTGATCTATATTTGGATTGTTTGATGCAATCAGCGCATCGTATTCTTTACGCTTTAATACGTAGTTCCGTTCTAGGACATCCATTTATACTACTCTGCAGCATTTACATCTTCAACGCAGTGCCGATAATATAAACTCCGTCCAGCGGTATCCGAGTGGCGAGTCACTTCAATGATATCACCTGGGATCGCCCCGATCCACTTCACCATCGTGTCCTGCGAATCAATTGCGGGCAATGGCTCTGGCGATGAAATCTTATACAACTCAAAGACCTTTGTCTTCTCCTCTTCGGACAGAATACGATGAGGCATGGCCATCCGGTGAGTCGTGATGTCGAACTGAAGTTGCCAAATATGGAAGAAGGTAAGCCTCTTCTTAGCATGAGACTTTGCAAGTCGCAGGACATTCTCGGAAGGAGGCGACATGGCTACGATAATAACCCCGGTTGTATGCCCGTTCTCCTCTGCAAATGCAAGGATATTTGCGATATCGCCTGCAAGGACCTTATCCTTCTGGCTAAAGCAGACAAGTATTGTTCCGATCGTGTATAGCGTCACCTTCTCCATCTTCTTGGCGTCCGTTGTAACTCGCTCGGTAGCAGTGTCGAGCTTGCGACGACCCAGCATAATACGAAGTGTAGAAAGTGCAGTTTCCTCCATTGTATCTCGTCTTCCTTACTGGTTATGTCATTCGTTTTTTTCGGGCAGATGAACAATGAAGCAGTGGCTCTGGTTTTTAGTCGCTCTCGTGGCACTTGCATTTGTTATGAAGGTTCTTCCTGGAATGGAAAAGTTTTATGGTGGACCACCTGAAGGTAAGATGATTGATAACAGTCAGCAGAAGCGCGCAATGGCACTTGAGGACTCGTCGTATTCGCAAAGGACCAATCACTTTGTTCAGAACAACGATGTGGGAGCTGCGACTGGTATGTCAACGCCCTGGCAAGTGAATCAATGGAGTTCTAAGATTTAGGCAACCGTAGAGAGAAGAACTAATGAAAGCAAAAATCCCAAGGGCTCTTCGCGAACAGGTATGGCTTCTTCATGTAGGTCCTAAGTTTCAATACAAATGCAAGGTCTCGTGGTGTACGAATACCATGAATGTGTTTGATTTTCAATGCGGGCACAATATTCCAGAATCCAAAGGTGGAAAAACAGACGTCCAAAATCTTATTCCAATTTGCTCACGTTGCAACCTGAGCATGGGCTGTCAGTTCACAATCGATGAATGGAATAAGAAGTTTGCATCAAGACACCGATCTTGGTATACGAGAGTGTGTCATTGGTTTAGAGGTCAAGAGTCGGAACCTTCGGCGGTGGTGCTTCCGGCCGCGTCCCGGCCGCGCGATGCCGTTCAACATCATCCCAAAATGCGCGCAGTTCTGAAAGATGATCCGAAAGCCAGTTTGGATCTTTAGGAACAAAGTCCTTCTTGATATCGGTTAAGATCCAATAGATGTATTGGTGATCCTCTGTGAGAGAACACTGCCATTCATGAAGATCGACTTTATCTGGCTTATAATCAACCTTTCCATTCTCATCTACCGCAAAGACGCCCTTGGTCTCTGTGGCTACATCCCACTGAGTAAAATTCACCTGCTTGAACCGGAACTCAACATACTCGCACTCATCAATTCCCGTGCACTCCATTTGCATTTGCATTTGGTGCACGTAATAACTCGGGATCTCATCTTTGCGAGCACGGCTCATTGGACACTTGAACTCAACCAGGCGCCCATATCGATGCGGATCAGCATCTGCATACTTGGGAATAATCAGACCGTCTGGAGATGCACCCAAGAACGAATGAACTGGATGCTGACAACAGCCAACATCAATGATCTCACACTGTGTCGTATCCTCGTAGATCTTCTTTGCAATCGGCTCAAATCGCGTTCCCCATATCAATGCAGGGATCGGATTCGACCCATCCGACCTCGTAGGTGGATCCAGCTTCTTCTCCAGAAGTTCAAGGCGAGATGCAGGTGTCTGCCACACTTTGGAGACTTCTGATGCGGTAATCATCTTGCCACGAGTATTTAGCCACGCATCTGTGCGTTGGTCATTCTTGCCATAGAGGCGAACGGTTCTCTCGAATGCACGATCACGCATCCACAGGCGACCCACGTTTCCCATCATCAATTTCTGTGTCGCCTGCATAACCTCCCTCCTCAGGAGGCGGTACGAGAGTCCGGGGGCTAACGACTTGCAAAGGATTATGAACCGACGAAGACGGACATTCAGTTGTGTATATGGACGATCCTCCAGTAGGTACGAGGACAGCGCATCCTCCATTGGGGTTCTCTATCTTGCTCTCCGAAAGTTCGTTTTGGAGCCGACTCAAACGAACTTCGAACTCACCGGGACCCATGGTTCCAAGTTCATTTGCGCGACTAAACATATCCTCATACATCTTCTTGAACGCGATGTCATATGCATCCATCTGGTCAAGCGGAAATCCTGCTTCCTCAACAGTCCATGAAACCTCGCCCTCCTTAAACACAGGATCAGGAAGTTGAGGCTGATCACGAAGCATTTCAAGGAACGTATTATATTCCTTATCGCCTTCAGGCATCATAAAAAGACCCGGAGTCGTTGCCTCCATAATCCCACCGGATTCACGAAGACGGCTAATCACCTCTCCTGTGCATACTGCAGTCATGACACCGAGACCCTCATCAGGAGGAGGGCGTTCAACAAACTCTACATTCGGATCCATGATTGTCGTGGGAGCATTGATCTCAGCCATTTGTCTTTATCCTACCGACCCACTTTAAGCGAGAATACCGCAGTAAGAATACAAAAATGGAGGTCATCCAGAATCGCGATCATTGGGTTCTTCACCGCCTGCAAGGTTTCTACTCAATCCCCGAAAACTTCACAAAGGTTCAAACCATCCTCTCAGGGGACTCCCGTATCAGCTTACGTCTTTTGGACTGGCTAGTCACTAATTATGCAAAGAAGCACAATGTATCATATCTCGCAACCGGCAATCGCCATGTGGTTGTGT